GCCACCCTAGGGTGAGCAGGCGCCGGCAGTGCACTAACCATGGTCGAAAGACCACTTCCAAAGGAGGTTCATCCTTCCCATGACTATCAGACGTCGTGCTACCCTTCATTCTTTGAAGGGTCAACACTATCGAGTTACCAACCCGGGGAGACCCGGTGCTGGTAACAAGAGCGTGTTTAGTGACGATGTCTGGGACATCATGGGGACTCAGTATACTGAGTCGATTGGCCATCCGTGGGCCTCTCGTAAGAGAGGTTCCTTGGGTGATCTAGGCGGTCCGTTTAAGACCGTGAAAAACTACATTGAGGTAAAACCTCATCATGTACGTTATTCAGGACCGAGGCAAACCACTTACACACCTGTGTATGTGGGTCCTTCTGTCCCCTACGTAGCGAACAACGCTGGTTACGCCGAAGCTGCGCCTATGTCAGAAACTGACATGGACACGCTCGGTGCAACCGCTGTTGCGCGCTGCAAGCCAACAAACTCAGCATTTGACGCCAGCGTGTTCGTTGGTGAGCTCATGCGCGAGGGTTTACCTCGCTTTGGGCCATCAGCGGACTGGAAAAACCGGATATCTGCAGCTAAAGCTGCAGGAGATGATTATCTCAATATCCAGTTTGGCTGGCAACCCCTCGTCGATGGAGTCAATGACTTTCTCGACGCCAGTAAACGGTCTTATTCTGCTTTAACGCAGATGAGACGCGATTCTGGTAGGGTTGTCCGCCGGCGTTACATGTTCGAGGATGAAACGAGTGTATCTGTTACCGATCTACCAGTGGGACAAATGTTCCCTGGTGGAAATTGGTATCAGTACACTCCCACGACAGCGAGAGAGCTCAAGGTGGAGACCTTGCGCAAGTGTTGGTTTTCAGGCGCGTTCGTTTACCATGTTCCGGACTCCCTACAGGGAGAATCCGCCATGGCTGAACTGGCCGCCGTCGCCGAATTAAACTTCGGCGTCGCCTTCACTCCAGAAACTCTCTGGAATCTCACTCCGTGGTCCTGGGCTGCAGACTGGTTTTCGAATGCTGGAGATGTTATCTCCAACCTTTCGGATAGCCAACGATACGGCCTGATTATGCCATACGGGTACATTATGGTTAATACCATTCAAAAACGTACCTATTCCGTCTCCGGTGTCTCCGATTATGGAGGTAGCGGAAACGTTCCCGGCTCTATTACTTTCGTTACAGAAAGTAAGCAGAGAGGGAAGGCTAATCCCTTTGGATTCGGGGTATCTGACGGGGATCTTGATCCCGGTCAGATATCCATCCTGGCTGCTTTGGGTTTGTCCCGAAGCCGCTAGGACAGTTATTCACTGTCCCAATAACCGGCAAGAAAAGATACAGAACCTTTTCTTGTCAGAACAGGAGCACGCCTATGGCGTTGTCCGATCCTCAGTCAATCACGATCTCGGGTACCGCGATCCCCCTTCCCAGAGTTTCTTCTGGGGATGGTGAAAGCGAATACCAGAGTGCGGATGGACTGGTACGACTCTCTCTAGCGAGTGCCTATGGCAATCGCACAAGAAGGGTCGTACGGGTAGACCATTCGAAGATTACTTCGGATCCGTATATCCCAGCGCAGAATACAAAGGTTTCCATGTCGAATTACATGGTCTTTGATATTCCGCCTGCTGGGTATTCGAATGCCGATGTTACAGCTGTATATGCGGGTTTTAAAGCCCTATTTACAGCTTCTTCGGATGCTGTCATCGCCAAACTTCTTGGCGGTGAGTCATAGAGAACGACGAGTTCAACTATGAAGATATCGAACCTCTCTTAAAAGAGAGTAAAGTAGATGAGCGCCTGCGAAACCTTGAGTGGTTGTCACAGGTGCAGATTCTACTAGTCGGTATCCAGCTGTTGGTCACAGTACTGACTATACTCGGGAGTATAATTACTCTCTCGCATAGCAGTATATAAACCAGTCGGCGACAACATAGGCTAGGATTAAACCACCTCTATTTAAGGAGGGGCTTATGAAAAGCCTATTGTTGCTCTGGAAATGGTTAGCCATCGAAATGGCTGACCAAGTTGGTGCAAGTGCCACTCGAGACATTAAAACTGTCTCGTTGCGGTGCGAAAACGAGGGGTTACCGTTTCTTACGATAACCCTACCTACCTTTGGTTCGGACCTCCAAAAAGGTCTAGACCAGGGGTATGTTGGCTCCGACCTGTTTCTGGGTTTTTCCAGAACAGGGGGTCTCCCGAAATTTCTTTCGGGTTTCCTTTGCCGTGTTTTCGACCGCGATAGTGGTGTTCTGCTGGACCATCCATGTAGGCAGTCGATCCTTTACGTCCGTCAGTTGACACTGATGTTCGCAAAGATCGATCTCCCCTGTAGTGATACTAGGGAGAAAGCTGCGTTCCGTGGTTATGTCCAGTGTGAGAAGGAGATGAAGGAGCTGGATAAGAATTGGGATCCTTCCGTTCTGGAAGAATTTCACTCTATGTCCATGCTCCTGTTTCGTGAGTTGTTTGCCAAGGTAGATAGTGATATCTACCACGCCCGCAGTGAGCGACCCGGTGAGAAACCGAGTTCACTCATGCCTAAACACGGTCCAGGTTCAACGGCTGATGGATTGCGCGGAAACGCAAAGTTCACCAACCGCACTTGGACCCGTCGTTTGGAGAAGTACTTCCCGTCTTGGGAGTACTTGTCCCCATCCTGGCGTTACTTCCAGGAGGACGACATTCATTTCCTCGAACCTTCGGATGAGATGCCTGTAAAGGTTAT